GAAGGCGTGACATAAGCCGTCTTGCCATAAATACTTGTGACATCAACTATATTTGGTGCTGCCATTTTTTATCTCCTATCCGAAAACAATAGCCATAGCAATGGCTTTACCTGTTGATATACCTGCTGAACCGTACTCCAGAGCAGTAGCGCCAGAGTTTACAACCAGCGCCTGCCCCGCAGTGCCGAGACTAGTAAGATTGGTACCGCCGTTGGCAATAGGCAACGTGCCTGATACGTTTGTGGTCAAACTACAGTAGGTTGTAGAGGTAGAACCTGTACCACCATTGCCTGTAGGTAACGTACCAGTAACTTGTGAAGTCAAATCCACACCAGTAAGCGCACCACCCAAAGTGATATTGCCTGAACTTGTTACTGTACCAGACAGGCTTATACCGTTGACTGTACCCGTACCGCTTACGCTGGTGACTGTGCCTCCAATTTCTGTCGGGTTGGCGTTAAGAACCGCAGCGCCTGCGCCAGCACCGTCTGTGACCACCATAACCTTGGAGCCGTTGTCTACGTTTACAGTCGCACCTGAACCCTGCTTGATGGTGATGATCTGACTACCAGTAGTAGCGTTCTCGATTACCCAGACCTTGGATACAGTATTCGGCCCGAGAGTCACTTCTCTGGTGGCTGTGAGCGATACAGCAGAAGTGATCTTCAGGTAGAACGAACGTGTATCATCCGCAGAACCATCTGACATTGTGAAGGTTTCGTTAGCGTCTGCCGCTAACTGCTTTGTGCCGTAACTAAAACCGTCTGTGATTAGCTCAAGGTTGGTGTTGGTACTCGTGCCCCAAGTGCCGCTCTCGTCACCTGTGGCGATTTCTTTTAATCGTAGATTGTTTACATAAGTAGCCATCTATATCTCCAGTGACTCTATAACGAAGCATCGCCTGTTGCGGCGGGAACGCTAGTTGCATATATCTTGGTGCTTTGTTTTAAAGACAAAGCCTGTCCGCAATCAGAACAAGTATCAGCCTCTAGCTCAGACTCATCAAGATCAAACCCACAATTAGCACAAACTACCTCTATTTCGTGCTTTGGATCGATCCCCTCATCTATTCTTTTGGCTTCATTTACTTTAATCATGCGGCTATCTCCGTCCAAACTGTGCCGGTGGTAGGCGTTATTTCTGCCCAACTCGTGCCCGGATTGGGGACTATTTCTCCCCATACTAATACGTTTCCTACTTGCCCAATGGCCTCTACGCCAGTCGGGTAGACATTTGCAGTGCCTATCTGAGTCGTAGAACCTAACGCCGTTGTACCCTGTACGCCGGTAACATTGACCCTAAGAACCAGTTCTACTGTAGCCGATCCTAACGCCGTAGTGCCCGCTACACCCGTATCATTGACCGTGGCAATTCCTGTAACGCTTGGACTGCCTAGCCCCGTTGTGCCCTGTACTCCTGTAACTTCAACGCTGGCATTTGCTAACGGACCCGCAATGCCTAATGCGGTTGTGCCTTGTACTCCTGTAACAGAAAAAGAACAGTCCCCTATTACTGACGGAGTGCCTACTTCTCCTGTCGCGGCATTACCAAGAGCATCTATCGCGCCATCGCCGTTAGCGACTACATTTCCTAAAGTAGTGGTGGCTGATACCCCTGTAGGATATACACCAACACCTTCTTTTACCGTAACAGAACCAACTTGGCCTGTTGCGGACAAGCCTAAAGACTGTCCCCAAGCGCCTTCGCCCCAGTCACCCCTGCCAAATCCTTCAAAGGTAACTGTTACAGGTACGCCTTCACCCCAAAGGCCAGAACCCCAAGTGTTTCGGCCCCAACCTGACATTTTTAAGCAATCCTAATAATCGCGTTACTAGCGTCCGCAGTTGGGAACACAATAGTAAAATCACCGGCAGTAGACGTTTTATCGCTTCCAAAATCCAACACAGCCACGGCCTTGTTAGACTGAGTGCTGTTGTAGATCAACGCTCCTCTAGCCGTAATAGTCGCAGTAGACCAAGTAGTGTCGTTGAAATCAGTAAAAGCCGTAGTGCCCGAGCTGGTAGGTGCTACCGCTGTAAGCGAGTTTCCACCCGCAACATAACCTGTTCCAGACACTTCGTTAGTGGCACTGTACGCCGTGGTTGTGGCGTCCAAAGATGCTGAACTGGTGTACAGCGCAATGTACATGCTGTCCGCTGTAGTGCCTGCTCTAGCGACTGTTGTGCCAAATGCGTGTATACCGTTAAGAAGCTCCACTTTGAAGCTCGTACACATTGCTTGAGTAATAGCCATAAGGGGCCTCTCCTATAATTTACGGATTATGTTGGCCAACTCATTTTGGCCCTGCTTTTCAAGTTCTGCACAAATAGTGGTCCTATCTGATTTGATGGCCTCTTTCATGTAAAACACCAAAACTTCTCTAATCTGTTCTTTAAATACCAGAGCTTGTGCTTTGACCTGCTCATCAGCAGTGTCACTCACAGAAATCAACTTTGTCAGAGCGCGATCCGCTAACTCTTCTGGCGTCCACCCACGATTACTGGTGGTGTGGACATCTACCTTAAAGCCGTTATCAAACGCCGTTTGAACGCCTTGAATCATGGACCCGGACTCTCTGACTTAATAGGCAATCTGATCATGCCATCACGATATTCGTCACGACGACGGCGACCTTGTTGTTCAATACCCAGACCCTGCACAGCCTGTTGGTAACTATTTTGAAAATACTGCATCATTTCAACAGGCCCTTTGGTGTAACTATACGCTTGAATCAAAGTAGCATAAAGCAGTGCTTCAGGTGCATTGTTGCTTATCCAAGTCGTTGTATTGCTTGAAGAAAGCTGTGCTGGTCTGTAGATGTATCCTAGCTGCACTGAATAAGTCGTGCTTGGCGTCGGTGCTATGCAAAAAGTGCTTTCATCCCAAACCGAGTAATACTTTGGTACTCCGGTTTCAGTAAAATCAGGCCAGTATTCTTTAATAAAAGAATTGTCCCTAAAATCTAAAAATATCTGATCACCGTCTGCATTAGTAAAAATCAAATATCGATGCGTAAGTATGTCCGAGGGCATTGTCAAAAAACGATCACCGCTGGTCATAGACGCCGTTGATTCTTTCTTAAACACATCCAGATCAATGTCCCTAAGAATTTTATTCTCAGCCATTGTGATAAACGTGTTGATCACACTATTAGAAAAGACGTTGCTGTCCACCTCAGTGTAATTTCTAATATTTGTCACTAACTCATCGTATGTCATGGCGTCACCACGGTAACATTGCCTATCTCACCTACTCCCTCGACCGCTATGGTGGAAGGGGCAGGCTGCATAGAATTTGGTATCGTCTCAAAAGGAGTGTCTCCTCCTGCGTTGTTGACAACGACAGTCAAGGGTTCAGTCCTATCCGGCCTTGGATTAGCAAGTGCAATCGCGTCCCCTTTATACTGCAAAGGCTCTATCTGAGGCTCTTTTGGTTCATAGTCTTCAGGGCAGACCATAAACCCTTTCCAATTCTTTTTTAGGTCCAGATAACGGTATCTTCTACCGCAGTAATCACACAGACCGTAGGAAAATTTACCGGTTGCCGTAGCCATCTCAATACTCTATCTGAGGCACAAAATGGACACTTGCGGTATCTCTATCCTCTAACGCGGCCTTTATAAAATCTTCTTCATAAATCTGTTTCAAAAGCCCTACTCTGTCCGGCGCATATTTCAGAGAGAGCATGTAGGCCAGACCAGAAGCCAAACAAGGTAAAAACCTAAAATTCACGTCACTTGTATTAGTATAGTCACCAGCATCCTGTATCCGTCGAATGCGGTAGTAAACCAAGGTATACGCTTTGTCTGCTGTCGGATACAGATACACAGTAGGTGTATTTGTTCTCTCTACATAAAACTGCGACGGCCTAGCCTTTGTCAGCTTATTAGGCAGGTCTAAATACTCTGACCGGCCTATCCTATCTATGCTGATGTCCTGTTGCTGCCCGTTTATCGTGTCTCGTATAACAGCAGAAAGCACGTTTACCGTATCGGCTCCGGGCGCAATCGTAGTCGTGCCGTCAGCCAGTACAGCAGTAGCCTGCTCAATGGTCCAAAGGTTAAGGCCCCTGTTGGCCCAATCTGAGAATAATAAATTCAAAGAACGACGAGCTGATGACAGCTGATATCCAGCTGTCATTCTCATGCCACAACGCTCGAACGCCTCTTCTATGAGGTCGTCAATGTTGAGATCAAATGTCGCTGTTCCAGAAGTGGCCATTACTTACACATACCGCCTTTGCGATAACCTTTTACTTTGCCGCCTTTGCTATAGCCCAAGCTTTTTACTACACCGGGATGGTTCTTTTTAAACCGCATAGCTGTTCTGCTTGTGTCTCCACCTATCCCAACAGAGCGGGTTCTACCACCAGTAGGCATATCTGCTCTGGTTTTTTTAGACATGCCGCCTTTGCGATATTTTTTAATCATGCCGCCACCCATTTTCTTTTTGGGATTTCCAAAGACCCCTTCACCCATTTTCTTTTTGGGATTATAGGGTTCTTTCTTTTTGGGATTATAGGGTTCTTGTGGAGTCCCTATAGGTATGTTCTTACCTACTGGCTCAGTTGCGCTTCGTCCTATGCCTCGATTGCCTTTGGTATTAGAATAAACCCTTGAAGCAGCAGTGTTGGTGGCTTTGGCTTTTTTTCTTTTTACTGCTGCGGCTTGTCTAGCTGCTGCGTTACCTTTTGGCATATCTGCTCTGGTTTTCCTAGCCATGCCGCCTTTAGCCATAAGCTTTTGGCCGCCTTTTTGCACTGCCTTTGGCATCCCGGTCGCAGGCATGGGGGGCACCGACTGGGGCCTAGCCGCCCGTCTTCCGGTGTCCATGCTGCTTCGGTTGGCCATGCCACCTCTGGCCATCATGACCTCAACCTTTGGGCTAGGAGAAGAAACCTTTTTGTTACGAGGTCCAGAGCCTACGCATCCACCGCCTCGAGTTGCCGCACCCATTCCACGTCCAGCCATTTTAATCACCTCACTCGTCTATGACGTTTAACTTTTTTAGCAACCTTTTTAGGCTGCGCCGAAAACTGTTTACCCTTCGCAGTATCCGCTCGCTTCTTGCGGGTGGTCGCTGCATACTCTTTACTGCTCATAGACTTAATGGCCTTAGCAGGCAGATATCTTTCGCCTGTGGCTTTAGGTCCCTGTGTGGAGGGCTTACCGCTTTTAGTTCTCCACTTTTG